TCACCAAATTACTCATTTATTCATACTTATTACTACTATTAGTACACATTTAGTTGCTTGAATAGTTCTTTTAGTCACATAAGAACAAGCCATGATTTGATTAATACTTTAGAATCTCATATCCATTAATCCATGTATCAAATTCGTCTAGAATCTTACACCATTCCCCATTGATCATTTGCCGCTTATTTTTCTTTGCTGTTGATGAGATTCTTAGAATGTCTCCTATCTCAAATGGTTCATCTTCATAATCTTGCGTTCTTAACTTCATGGTGTGCGTGGTGCCATTTTCAATGCAGTACAGCGTCAAACGCGGTGAATACTTGGTGTTTAAATCTAGAACCAGGTATTGTTTAACGGCAGAAGCATCTACGTGCGTCACGTATCCAAGATACTTCATTTGATGCCCTACAATTTCAGCAGACGATAGGGGGCAGTCCTCAAGTTCGTCACAAAGCAGGTGGAATAACTTTTCATTTTCAATGTCGCGGTACTGCTTTTCTGTCTCTCTGGCACACTGTTTGATAATTTCCTCTGGCACAGGCAGTTTATCTTTGCTAAAAACTTTTGCGCTGTATACGTCATGGAACAGCCCATAGATTCTTGCGAGTTTTCCACTTTTTCCATACTCGTCAAAAAACCCTAGTTTTATAAGCACCATCATTTGTTTTTTATCAATATTCGGATTCTGGTCTGCGCTGATAAGAATAGACAAAAAGGATTCGTGTTCCTTTGCACCGATTTCATTTAAAGCCTTTGCAACGCTTACACCACAACCTTTGATGGTATCAATCCCCAAGTAAATTACACCATCGCGGCATGTCGTGCGCCCTTGGATGCTTCGCCAATGATCAAATTTAAGTGTAAGGTTCATTCGCCTACATTCTTCCACTGTGCTCACGATCTTGTCAAACTTACCTTCGTATGAATTGATACAGGCCGTCATGTACTCCAGAGGATGATGTACCTTCAAATACATCGAGATATACGCTGTAAGAGCATAAGCGGCGGCGTGGGCCTTATTGAATGAGTACCGTGCAAACTCAAGAATGTCGTTCCATAGCCTGTCAACTTGCTCCTGTGTCCACCCCCTCCCTATTAGACCGTTCTTCATTTCCGGCTCGATTTTTGCCATCAACTCCGGCTTTTTCTTTGCTGTCGCTTTGCGCAGTTCGTCCGGATTAGGAAGTCCGGCCAGTCTACCAATTTCAATTAGCTGCTCTTGAAAAACGATAATCCCATATGTATTGGATAGTATAGGCTCAAGCGCGGGGTGTAGATAGACAATTTCTTCTGTACCGTGTTTACGGGCGATATAATTGTCAATGTATTGCATAGCGCCTGGTCGGAATAGTGCATTGACTGCGCCTAGATCCTCTATATTATCACAACGCATTTTTGCCAAAGTGCGCTTCATGCCAGTTGATTCAAACTGAAAGATTGTGTTTGTTTCTCCTTTGGCGAACTCACTCCATACACCCACATCGTTCATATTGATTTTGTGTGGTGCGATGTAATCATACGTCTTGCCAATCATCTCCAGTGTATCGTATATTACGTCCAAAGTTCGCAATCCCAAGAGATCAATTTTGACTAGTCCCAAATCATCTGCTGTGTGCATATCGCCTTGCAGAACCCATGTGTCTGTATCTTCGGAGAATTCTAGTGCGTTATAGTAATCAGCGTTTCTCATGCAGATCACTTTGCCGCATGAATGCATACTGAAAGACTTTGGCAGACCAGACAAACGACTTGCATATTCAAAGAGTTCTGGTAAGTCCTCTTTGTATTTGTCGAGCAATCCTAATTGAATTGCTTCGTCAATAGATTCGTTATCTAAGTTTTTTGTAATTTCGTTGGTAATACTAAATGGTATCTCAAGAACTTTTCCAATGTCTTTGATTGCTCCCTTTGCCCAGATATACTGAAATGTTCCGAGCGATACGACGTTGTTTTCGCCATATGTGTCTACAATATAGCGCATAACCTTGTCTCTGTCTGACGGTGAAAAGTCTGTATCTACATCTGGAATCTTCAATTCGTCTTTTGTGATTTTCCCATCTTCGAGCAACTGGAGAGCACCAACGTCTATAAAACGTTCAAAATACAGACCAAACTTAATTGGATCAATGTCTACTATTCCAATCAAGTAGGCAAGCAATGACCCCCCGGCAGATCCTCGCGCTATCCCTCTGCGTTTCGCGGCAGACACATAACTGTGAACTAGTAGGTAATAGCCCTCAAATCCCATTTTTGTAACCGATTCAATCTCATATCTTGCCCGCTTTTTATACTCTTTTTGAACCGAAACAGGCAGGTGACTAATTCCTTTCTGAACAAAACCCTTGTTACACAAGTATTTAAGGTATGATGCTTCGCTATCAAAACCATTAGGAACCGTTTGATGTGGAATAATGGGGGCAGACAATGGATATACCGCACTACATTTTGCTGCAATGGCATCGGTGTTCGCTACAGCTACTGCGTTGTATTCAACGGTGGTTTGGCATTTGTCCAGAATCGTCTGCTCGTCCTGAATAAAGCAGTCGTTATACGATTCTCCAACTTCCCGTGTCTGCCCGATTTGAACGAAAATTCCATGATATTTTTGATCGTCTTCGTTGAGATAGTGGGCATCACATGTTACTACGTATTGGATTCCAAGTTTTTGAGCCAGTCTGACAATCTGTGCGTTTAATTCTTGCTGGCTTGGGGCGCTATGCGCTTGGTATTCTATGTAATAGTCTTCGCCAAACAGATCTTTGTACTTCAGCGCAACGGCTTCTGCCTTTTCATTATTCCCAGCGGTTAGGTTTCTTGCAACCTCTCCGGCCATACATGCGCTCAGACAGATAATCCCGTTATGGTGTTCTTTGAGCAACGCAAAATCGATTCTGGGCTTGCCTCTGTATTTAGTCTTCGTTGATTTTGACACCAATTTATGAAGGTTTTGTCGCCCATCTTCATCCTTTGCCAGCAGTACTAAGTGATATGTCTTACTGTCTTTGTCTTTGACAAATCTGTCGTCACATATATAGCACTCGCACCCAATAATACATTTAATCCCAGCCTTTTTCATCTTCTTAAAGGCTTCACATGTGCCGTACATATTACCGTGATCGGTTATTGCGCAAGCGGTATGTCCATACTGCTGGAGTTTTTTAATCAGATCGTCAATGTCGATAATGCTGTCAAGCAGACTATATTTTGTGTGAACATGCAAATGAACCAATGTTATACCTCCAAATCATCACCGCCTCGGTAGTTGATGCACAGGCTACGGTTCCCGCATAAATTTTTGCAGAAGAAATCAGAATCCGGGTCGCGTCCTCTAGTCCATTTGAAAATATCTTTCGAATCAATTTCTTCTACGCTTTTGGCTGTGTCTACAATAAATTTTCTTGCCCTTTCAAGTTCATCGTCTGTACAGTCTATCTCAAGCAGTCCGTCAGAAAATTCTCCAGGTTTTAACTCGTTACGCTGGACTAGTCGCCCATTTTGTGTAGCATACTTCATCATATTGAATCGTAAGTAGAACTTACATTCCGGATAAAAGTTTTGAAGGTGTACAGCATAAGTTAACAACTGTAATTTATGCTGTTTCAAATCTTCTGGCTTAAATTTTGAACTCGTTTTGTAATCGTCAATATATACATCTGTTGCTTCTTTGTGCCACTTGTCAATATAACCTTGAACAATTACATCTCCAACTTTTAAACCGAAATAGTCCTCAATGTGCAATCGTTCAATTTGGCACGGTGTATGGAACATAAAATAGTGATTTAAACATTCTATGTAGTTTATTTTCGTTTTTTCGCTGATCCACTTAAATCCCATCATGTCAGCTTCTTCAACCGCATCTTCGAAACGCTTTACTGCCTGTTCGTTAGTTACTTTATGCCTATCCAAGTCCTCTGCTATGTCGTGCGCAGCAGTTCCGAGGAACGAATAGACATTTTCTCCACCCCTCTTATTTTGGATATACGTAAAATAATAATTTCGCTTGCACGAATGGGCTGTATCAAGTTTTGAGAATGAGTAAATATTTGCCATTTTACCTCACATAAATAATTTCCTTGTGTAGCACATGCTTCAATTTGTCCTCTCCGAGGTCTGTCGGGCTACACTTTGGCTGTTTAACCGTACTTGACTTGTAGTCCCAATAGCCGATTTCTACGTCAAGCATTCTTGTGAACGACTGAAGCCTTTCGATATTTCTCGTAGTAATATCCATATCTAAGCCCTCGTCTAGAAGAAACACTATTTTTCTGGGGAATAGTTCCGTTAGTAGTTTACATTGAGGATCTGATACTATGTTCCCTCCTAGTCCCACAAACGAACGCATGCCGTAACTAAAGGCTTGCATAACACTCTTTTCGCTTTCGCAGATATAGACAGAGTTCCCGGTCATATCTTGATAGTTGAGAGAGTACCCGTATAAAGTCTCACTTGCTTTGCAAGGGATTAGATATAGATATTTTTCTTCTTCGTCATCTTCGTAATTAATTCTACCCTTTGCTCCTATTAGTTCGCCAATCGGATTATAAATTGGAATTACAATGCGTTGCGTTTGAACATCGTATCTTATTCCAAATTTCTTTTGTGCTATAAACGATATCCCGTCATCATGGAAACGCTTAGAGTAAGCCGTATGATATTGATTTAGAATTGATTCGTCTAGCACTTTCTGCGGTTCAATATCTCGTGATTTTCGGAATTTCCTGTAAAAACCCCCAAAGATATCGGTGTGTTTTTTTATACCATCGTACCCGCAAATGCCCAAATCTCTGTTCACATAAGATATTACATCTTTAAATGTGACTGATTTCTCTTGGATTATAAATGAAAAAATATCACACGACTTATTCTTGGCGTAATCTTGAACATACAATTTTTCGTTATTTGATAGTTTTATCCTTATTGAGGTCTTATTGCCGTCTTCATCTCTGGCACAACGGATTTCTTTGTCACGAATTTCTACATGAGCGAATCCAAATTCATACAGAAGATCGTGTATTTTATCTGGGCATTCCAGTAATGAGGCTTTGATTTGTGCGATAATTTTTCATCACCACGCTTACTGGATGTGCCCATGTCTTGGTCTGCACAAGCAGCTTTCGCTAAACACGCAGTACTCTCCGTGGAATTTGAGCAGATAGCATACGCCATCCCCGGCAGTGTCCTGCCCATTCCGGTTTTTTTCAACAAATACCACTCGCCATACGGCGGTTGGATCGGCGGTAAAGTCTTGTTCAACCCATCGCCCATCAATTTTCTGCCTACGGAATGGTCTGATGTAGAATTTTCTATTCTCCAGATCAAGCTCCTCTTGGTATACTGTGCGCATCAAAAGCATTGACTCGCAAGTTTCTTTGATTTGCTTCGACATACTGAGATCTGCCGCGCTGAGGAATAGTTTTCCCAAGGAACTGTTTGCAAGCTGCAACGATGCAAGCACGATAATATTGTACTTTTTTGCTATGGCATCAAAATCACGACTGTCTTGAATGAGTTTCAGATAATATTGATCATTGTTGTCTCCTGAAAAGTCTAGTTTGAATGTGTCATACAACACACAATCATAGCCACTTCCTAACACATTGGATCGAATTTTCTTTTTGACTAGTCCCATATTGGCGTCTGGAATTGCTATGAATTTTACGTTTCCCTTATATGTTTCTCGCCAATAATCCTGCACCATTTTTATGTACTTACGGTCTTCGGGCGTAATGTCTCCGCTCATTAGCTTTTTGCGCGTTAACCCCATGTACTTGTATCGCTTGTAGAGCAGCCATATGATGAACGAAATTTTGAACACCTTGCACTTTTGTTCGTTACTAATAATTAAAACCTTACGTCCTCTATGTATCAGTCCCATAATGATTGTTACCCATAACGATGATTTTCCGGTTGATGAGAACCCACACAGCATATTGAACGTACCATCCAAGAAGCCGCTCATCTGGTTTGATAAAAATGGGAGGCAACGTACAGGCTCTCCGTTTATGTCGCTGTCGAAGTAGTCAAACGGTACACCATTTTCAAGCCCTGCCGCGCAGTCTTCAATAAACTCGTCTGTAAAATCAATTTCTTCTTCCTCAAGAACCTTACTGGTATATCCAGCCCCAAATGAACTCAACTTCGCATCATACCAGTCTAACACCGACTCGCTATCCATCTTACGAAACATTTTAAGCGGTATGATTTCTTTCTTCCCGTCTTGAATTGGTTTTAGAAGGTTAAAGCCGTTGTCGTGTAGACTGAGAATAATATTTTCTCTGCGCAGTTTATCTATGTATGTATCCCAGTTTTTTAGATTGATTATATCGATTAAATGCTGTATTGTCTGCCATCCACCGCGTTCAACGAAACCGTTTTCTACGGATTCGTTGACACTTGAGACTATTGTCACTTCGTCAAAAGAGTTGAATCCTAGTGAATTTAGATGTTTGGCAAGCGAGAAGTAAAACACGCCATCTTGTGTTATAAAGTCTTTTGTTTCAAGTTTGCACTCTGCTATCAGAAGTGGATCTGCGTACAGACAGGCAATAACCGAGCCTTCCACCGTTGTTCTTCCTTCAAGCAGTTCTTTCGGATATTTCTCGCAACCAGTAATAAACCAGTTTATTCGTCATCACCGTCCATATACTCATCCAACGGGCGTCGCCTACTTCGCTGTTGGTACTTTGGTGTTTCAACTATTTCAACAAATGTATTTTTAGGCTGTTCTAATGATTGGAGCGTCTTTTTAAAGTCTCGCAAATTATTCTTTAGAATAGCTGTGAAGTACCTAATTTTGCTGTATTCACTCCCAAATTCTTTCCTTACGAACATGTCAAATCTGTCGCTATTATGGTCAATAAAATCCTTTATCAGCCCATATGAATAATCATTTGCAATTTCTCCAACCTCTTTATAAAGCACAGTGTTCGTTACTTTATAACCAAATAGTTGATAAATATTTTGATATAAAGTATCTTTAATCCGTTTGTCTTCTACAATCCTGTTATAGTCAGCCTCGCTACAGTAATAGTGGTTTGTACCCCTAACGTTTACTTTATATGCAATATCTCTGTCTATCGGCTTGTCATGGCATTTACATTTTACTAACATGTTCCACCGCCATTCAGGGGCGGATGAGCCGCCCCTGAGCATCATTTCTATTACGCAAGTGCCTTCAAACAGCTTTCAAGCATAGCACGATCCATGTTCTCGTCCAGTGTTTTGCCGTTCAAAATAGCCTTAACTTTTGCCTTTGTTTCTTTGTCTGCGGCCTTGAAGCGAGTGCGAATATTATCGCAGACAGCAACAGCGTCAAAATCATCGCTAGGCTCGTCTGCCGCATCTTCATCATCAATATCAAGGTCATCTGACTCGGTTTCTTCGCGAGCGGGTTCTGCTGGCTTGCGTACAGGCTCTTTACGAACAATCGACTTATCTCCCTTGGCCGATGCGATGGCGTTCTGGATAGCCTCAATAAAAGCATCTGCATCAAGAGGGATGGATTCCACAATGTCACGGAACCTAGATTTAGAGTCGATAGTGTAGTTATCATCTCGGAAGGTAATCCGGCGAGACTCGGAAACAACCTTGCCCTTAATTTCATCTTCCTTGGTAACAATGTTCTTCTTTCCGGTCTTTTGTTTGACAATCTCACGGTCAATGAATGCAACGCCAAGCACATGCAACTTGGTCTTAATCGCATTAAAATACCGCTGAGACATGTTGGTGGTGAGCGTAGAGTATGTCTGACCAGTTACAACATCTTCGATGTCTCGCTTCTTTGTGTGCCCGATAACCATAAATGCCACGCCAACGGTTTTCAGCGCCCACAGTTTATCAAGAACCAGGTCAATGGCCTTATCTTCACCCGCCATAAACCCGCCAAATGCAGCTTTAATACTGCTAACCTTTTTCTCCCTGTTTTCAATGTTGTGCAGACGAATCACTTCGGGTTCAGTGATTTCAAACAATTGATCGAGCGTATCAATAACTACCACTCGAAGATTCGGATAATCGGCATCCTTGTTTTCAACAATATCGTTGATGACCGCCGAAAATTTCTTCCAATCCGGCACATCTTCAGCGACAATACCATCAATGGCTTCAATACCATCTTCTCGACCAACATTCAGAAGGATGTAGCCGTCCTCACCTACAACTTTCTCGCAAACTTCTTTGGCAAGAGTGGTTTTGCCAATCCCACTTTCGCCAATCACACCGATGTTGTAGGAGAAAATATCATCCTTGACCACATTCTTTTTTCCGAACTTTCCCAATTATTTTTCCTCCTTAAATACTATCTTCATCATCTTCATCGAAAATGTCAGTTACTTCTTCCGGTTCTTCCTCAATTTCCTTGAGTACAAAATCTTCATCGGCATAAGTAGTGGCCTTTGCACCGGAAAGCCAACCCTTAGCGAAACCAATCACTTGCCACTCCTGGATTCGATCACCATAAACCTTGCCGCCATGCTCACGAATCAGATCTTCAGTGCTGATTTCACCCATCATCAGAAGTTCCTTTTCGTTCTCAGAAAGCATATCTTCGCTGAATTCCATTACTTCTGCACCGTTGATCAGATTGACCTTGATACCAAGTTCCTTCCAAAGCCGCCCGTCTGCCTTGCTTACAGTAAAATTCTTAACAAGTAGATTGGCGAGTTTCTGAGCCTTTTCATCTTCACTGATGGGAATGGTCAACGTTACAGAGCAAGGAATATTACCCTTCCTGCGCCAGTCATAATTGAACGTGTAGCCATTGACGTAGTACCTGTGCTTATCAACAATGCTACCATCATCGAGACTCTTGCTGTTGAAGCAAAGAGTGACGACACCATGAGCATAGGTTTCTGCATCGTCGGCTGCTCGATAAACACGGGTCACATTGAAGTGCGTGTAAAACTTGCCTTTGCTTTCGGTGGTTTCAATATCGCCCTTAACGAGGAACTTTGTGTTCTTGTAGGATTCATTGTTGAGAACCTTGTTAAGAGTTTCTGCAAAGTCCCAAGCGGTGATGAATTCACGCCTACGCGCATTGCTCTTTTCAAGTGCCTCCTGTGCTTCAGCAAGTGTGGATACGCCCGACTGCTGTACATCCTCGTCCGTAACATTGCCTTCCTCAAACTTCTTGACCATGTTTTCAAGAATTTTGCGGCGACCAGGCTTTTCAACATCAATCACAAACTTCTTAAACTCAGCAACATTTGCAATAAGTTCCTTCTTGTTACGATCCTTCCACTTGATCGTCAGTTTTTCACCCTTGACCTTGTTGCCGGAATCGTCGGTAGAGGATTTACCAAACGTCAAAACATCGCCATGACCGTCCTTCCAGCAGCCACCACGAACTTCGAGCATGTGGCGGCTAGTGCCAGCGATTGCAGAGAACTTAAGTGACCTATTCACCCATCCAGAATTGAATTCCTTTTCCTCGTAGGGGTTAAACTTTTCCGTCTTCTTACCAAGTGCCAGGGTTGCCACCATTTCAAACTGACCAGTCATTCATTTTCTCCTTTTATTATGTAGTGGTGTGAATAAAAGCGTTATTTGGTGTTATAATCATGCAATTTC